GCTATTGCGGAGGCTAGTATCGCGATGCCTAAAGCGGCGAAGGCGACGATCAGGTAGTAGAGCGGGGTCGGGATGTCCTTCATTTACTTTTCACCATTCGATGCCGACGAGCCTTGGGTCGAACCATGAGGTCAAACTTGGACGTGCCGGGGTGTCGGCGGTGCATAAGCCAGACAATGTCCGTATCGGCCATCGTTACGTATTCACGCAGCATCTTGTCGCGCTCGCGCCACGACAATTCTGTCGTGCCCAGCATGCGTCGGGCGAACTCCGGGTAGATCGTCCAGTTCGTGACGCCAGATCGGTATTCGCGGTGCGCCACGTTCGTCCATGCCTCGGGTAGATCGTCTAGCTTGCGGCTCATTTCGTTCTCCACAGGATATCTTGTTTTACTTTAGCGTCGGAAAACGCTCCGCGCGTTTTACTAAACGCTTCTTCCCATTTTGCGTCAGCTTCGGCTCTTTCTTTTCTTAATTCTTCCTCTTTCTTTTCGGAGTAGTTTTCCGATTTCTCTCGGGGGTTCCGGTCTGCGATTAAACCGGCGGCGCGGCGCTTGTCTCGTTCTTCCTTCACCATCCGCTGAATCATTGCGGTCCAGTCGAGCCAGTGTTCTTTTTCCACGTCGGCTTTGCAGCCGGTGCAGTTTAATGCTGACCATGACAGATGGTAGACGCACGCCTGCTCGTTGCAGTGCGGGCAACGGAGGAGCCTGCCGCTGAAGCCGGCTCTGGTCGATTTCGACACGTATATTTTTTTCATGGCTTTCTTCCATTCCAACGCTCGCCGTATCTGGCGAGGATGTTCCATACCTTTGCTTCATGCAAATCGATGAGCCGAGATATGTCCTTTGTACTTTTTCTGTCGTCGTAATAGAGCGCGCAGACCGTCTTCACGCGCTCTTTGTGCGACGGACGGAGAGACTCAAACATCTCACTCGCTCGCTTCTTCCACGGCCGCCCCGGTCCCATCAGAGAACTCCATGTAGGAGACGTTGATTTCGTGGAGGGGAGGACTGACGCCGCGCAGGCGGGCGGCTTCGTCTACAAGGACGTGAGCCAGCCAGTGCGGGCCGTCAAGGTGCTGAACCAACCGCCATGTGCGGTTGTTCTCATAATGAAGTAAGTCGCCGCGTTTCATCAGTGTACTCCTTCTGTCTCGTCCAGTTCGCTCTGTATCTTGCTGGCGTGCGCCATCGACGCCGTTATTAACGTCATGAAGTCCAGCGCGCCCATGTCCGTTTCGGTTTGCGTAAGGATTTCTAGGAAGGTGGCGGTTAGAGCCCCCGCCACAGACGGTCCGAGAGGTTTTCCGGACATGCCTTGGAAGAGCACTGATACCGTGTTGAAGGCGTGAGAATAAGCCTCCTCACTCCCCTCACTTTCCTCGCTCTCATCGCCTACCCTCTGAGAATTCTTTGCCATGCGGCTTCCCACAAGTTGATGTCGGCCTGATCACGATGATCTTCGACGTACTTAACCACCATTTCGTTGACGCGCTGGCACGCCTCTTCCCAATCCATCGCGCGTGCCAGCTTCGCGACCTCACCTGTTTTTACCATGAGGACCTCGTTGTGATGCGGTTAAAAATGCGGCGTAGAATGTAGGAGCGTACCACGCTCAATACAAAATACACCGCCGTTATCTGCGTTGCTTCGTAAGGGGACGGCTCCAGACCGAACAGCGGTAATCCCCAGTACGTGAAGGCCCACGATATGACGAGACCGACGACGGCGTTTGTCTCAGCTTCTACGAAGCTCATTCGTTTAGTTTGCATCTCTCCTCCTGTCTGCCCGGACGATATGCCGTGACGGGATGAGAGTAACCGTCGGTATGCGATAATGTCAACATAAAAAAATCCCGGAAGAGTGCGAGACCCTTCCGGGATAGTAGGGCTTGGCCCCACCGCCAAACCCTTCAACAAGGAGTGTTGGCATAATATGCCGGGCCGCCCGGCCCTGCAAGAAAAAAAACGCGACCGTTACGTGCTTGATCCCTCTGTGAGTTTTTGTTTCAATGCGCCATGCACAACATACGGCGAGGCACTATCGGCGAGCTAGTGTGTGCGTTACGCTTGATGAAGCTCGGCGTGGATTGCCAGATCATAAATTTTAAGTCGGTGGACATCATCGCCGACACCCGCATTGGCCCAATGCGGGTTCAGGTCAAGTCCTCCATGCAGCACCAAGTCTCCGTGGGGAAACGCGTCTACAAAGATGACGGCTATTATCATTTTTGCGTCTCGGTCGGGGGAAAGAAAAACCCCCTCACACCGGATATGTGCGACATCGTCGCACTTGTAGCTACAGACGTGGAACGCGTTAAATTCGTGACACTAGAGCAGGTGGCCCGCCGTAAAAGCATACGGACGGCGGCACGGCTGTTTACAGTGCCGGGTTTAGAGGAAGATAGCTGGGAATCCGTCATGGAAGATTTGGTCCGTTAGTCATCTATCGGGATTTCCCCTTCCCCCTCGCACGTTTCGCACGGTAACGTGTATTCCTCCAGATATCCCCCGTTGTCCCGGTCTAGGACCGGGCGCTCATAATCGATGTAGCCTAACCCGTTACACTCTGGACAGATGATCATCGGCTTTCCCAACGATAGAAAATGTGATCGTTAATCCTAACATGCCGGCGTTTGGCTGTCGCCCATGCCGGCGTGACGTAATGAGCGTGATAGTGGGTAGCCCCTTCGGTCGGGTCGTCGCTTTCCCCTCGCAGGGCGCGCTTGGCGACAGTCAGCGCTAGAGAGTAAGCCGATTTGTCAGACGGCTCGTCGCTCTTCCCGTCGCAATAAAAAGAGAATTGACAGCGGTCCCGCACAGGGTAGTCCGGAGCCCACGAGTACCTTGGTCCCTCCGTTACTACCCCGCAGACGTCGTCCGGGAACCGTGGATCGCGGACTCTGTTCATGATGACGTGAGCCACGGCCCGTTGTCCGACGCGTGGTTCTCCACGGGCCTCGAAGTACACAGCAGTGGCTAGGCATACGATTGCTACGTCAAGCATGATGGATAATCGTCATGACGATAGCGAAAATAGCTTGCACTACCAGAAAAGTTCCGAATTCCATTTTATCCTCCTATGTGATTAGTCGCATACAAGCGGCAAAAAGATTAACGCTTACCGCCTTGGCCATTGTGCCGTCGGCCGTGGATTTTCCACCGCCGGTCGTGCTTGTTGGTCGTCTTACGATAGCGCCCCGGCCGCCGAGAACGCTTCGGCGGCATGTAGGAAGAATCGACTTTCTTAGCCACGGGCGCGCCGCTCCTCTTTTAGGATTTCCCGGTACGCCTCGAACATGATACGCAGTTGACCGCTGATCGTGCGGCCTTGGTCGCGCGCCATGATCTTGATCTCTCGGTATACCTCGATGGGCACGAGGATCGATTTCCACTTCGTTGTATCCATCTGGACCTCCTACAACTGAGTAGGAATATATACGATATGACGCGCCCGTCAAGAAAAAACCCCGCCGAATTTCTTCGGCGGGGAGTTTAGGGAGGAGCCATGATGGGGGAGCCGCGCTGGCACAGCTATGCGGCCTCCCCCCAACTTGGTCCTATCTCTATATCACACAAACTCGGCACTTCCAAGGGCACCGCCGACTTCATTATCTTGGCGATCTCCATCGCCTCGTCCATGCCCTGCACCGACATCGCGATCTCGTCGTGTATCTGGATCAGCGGAATTCGGCCTGTGGCGTAAATGTCCACCATCGCCTTCTTCGTCATGTCGGCGGCGGACGCTTGGATCAGCCGGTTCAGCGCCTTGTAGGTGTAGGCGCGCTTGAGACGGGTGGTATCGCCGTACTCTTGAATCGCCTCTCGGTACGGCAGCGCCTTGTTCATGCCAAAGGAAGCTGGTTCCCACAGGTCGAAACGGCACTTACGCCCGAGGATCGAGCGGATCGAGCCGCTGCTCGACTTGTCGTCAAGCCTGTTCATCACGCCGTTCATCAGGCCCTTAACGAAAGGAACGCGGTCGTGATACTGGCGGATCAAAGATTTTGCCTCGTCCACGGAGATGTCTAGCTCGTCCGCCAGCTTGTTGACGCCCATGCCGTACATCATGCCGAGGTTAATCGTCTTGGCCTGCTTGCGGGCTATCTTTGCCATCTCGGCGACCATTGTATGGAAGTCTGTGCTGGGGTCCTCGTTGTAGCGCGACACAAACTCAGACGCGCCGGTCAATTCGACTCCTTTGCTCCGCCCATAGACGTGTGCGTAGTGCACGAGGATACGTGGCTCTTGCTGCGAGAAATCGATAGCCGCCCACTGCTGCTCTTCTTCCGGCAGGAAGAGCGAGCGGATCATGGGTCCTAGCTCTGGATCGCGGGCCGGGATTTGTTGCAAATTCGGGTTGTTCATCGAAATACGGCCCGACACCGTGCCGCCGTCATCCGACCTGATCTGGTTAATGTGCGCGTGGATACGGCCGTCGCTATGACAGTGCGACAGGATAGTCGAGATGAACGTGCCGCTGACCTTGTTGAGATTACGCGCTCTGGTTATGAGGCGCGGAAGCTCGTGAGGATGGTCTGACAGGAACGCCTTTGTGAAGGACGGCGCGCCCTTCTCTGTCTTCGGGTAGTCGATACCGACCGCATCGAACGCCTTCGACAGAGACTGGGCTGCCCATATCTCGATGTTGGCCCCGGTCAGTTCCTTGATCTGCTTCATCACAGCCTGCTCCTGTTTCAGGATGTGATTTCTGGTCCGTTCCGCGCGGTCCAAGTCCACTCGGACGCCGCGCCACGTCATGTCGATCAGGACGGGGAGCAGATCGAGTTCGAGATTGGCAATCGGCCAAAGCTCTTCCTTGCCGAGTTCCACGGAGAAATAGGACCAGAGTTCCAGCGCCAACTGGGCGTCGTTCTCTGCGTAGGGGCCGACGAACTGGGCCGGCATCTTCCACATTTCTGCTTTTGGATCGAGGCCGAATTGCCGAGCGGCCTCTATCAGGCCCTTCTCCGATTTAGTCTTGTTGAGATAGTCGTAGCTCAACGAGTTGAGGGAGTAGCTGAAACGGTTTTCGTCAAGAAGGGACGCGATGACCATCGTGTCGATGATGCGGCCGTTTAGGGTGAAACCCATCCTGCGTATCCAGCCGGCGTCGTACTGGGCGTTGTGCATGATCTTGTCGGCGGGACACTCGAAAACCTTTTTGAGCCACTTGCCAATCACGCGCTCGTCCACGTTTCCGCCGCCGAGATGACGCACAGGGACATAGCCGCACCAATCTTCTGTAGCGATGGCGTAGCCCACCACCTCGCCGTTTCCCGTGGCCCAGCCGGGGCCGCGCGTCTTGATGTCGGGGTCTCTCGTTTCGACATCGATTGCGATGCGCTTCGCCTGCGTTAGGTCAGGATATTCAGCGTGGGGGACCCACTCGGATTTCGGCGGGAACATGGACATTTGAAGGGTCATACCAATTCCCCGCCGAGGGCTGAATAGCCGCAGATGTCAATCCAAGAGTCGTCATGGTCAGGGCTCTTTGAGAGCCGCGCCATCTTCACCCCGATCATACACAGAGCTACTTCTTTGGTGGTGACCTGTCTATTGAGGATGACGGACCAGATGTCGGCGATATCCGCGAAATTTCTTTGGGCATCACCGTAATCCTTGTTTCGGTCGTGGTTAATCAAACGACCCGCTTCCGACAAGAACTCATCTCTGGTCATATGTTGTAGCTCCGGCTGTAATCTTCTGGTTCTACGAGGAACAGGTTTTCTTTTGTACGGGTTACCCCTACGTAAAAGACCCTGTGTAGATCATCCGCATCGACTTGTGCGGCAGCCTCGGCGGCAGGTGACAAATCGGTCAGTAGAACGACATTGTCAGCTTCGCCACCTTTTGATCCGTGGATCGTGGATATTGTGATACGGGGAGGAGCATTGAACTTTTCCCCTCGGCGCAGTAGCGCCACAATATAAGCTCGCTCTCGATCCGGCAACAAATCCATAGCGTCGTGCCAAATCATATCGCGATCTGCCAGAAGGCCGTGATGCGTGATCAGCGTTTCGAGATCGACGGCGGCGTCATCTTCGAGCGTGGTCAGCTTCTTGAAACCGCGTTGTATCCGGTCGCCTGTAGACATGAAGCTGTAGACGATACGGGCTTCGGCTCCCGTAATTTTGTAGTCCTTCCGCAGGCGCTCCCATGCGTTGACCGCCGTGCTTATCTTCTCGGGAATGGACCGACGGCCGCGATCATAGAACAGCAGACCGAGACCCCTTAGCTCTCCCGCAATCGAGTTGAGCATGTAACCGGCCTGCGCGAGGATCAGCCACGTGCCCTCGTGCATGTCAATTTCCGACACCGTGGACACACGCTGGATGCGGCCCTTCTCGGGGCGCGGTCTATACTTCTTGGGATATCGGCGCACGATGCGCTTGGCGATGGTGTCCGCGATCTGGTGCACGGCCCACGGCACGCGGTAGGACTGTTCGAGGACCTCGGCGCTACCTTCGAGATTGATGAAGTGGTCAACGTCTGCGCCGGCCCACCGGAAGATAGCTTGATCATCGTCACCAGCGGCGTACATCCGCTCAGAATGGGCGTCCAGTATGTGGGCGATGTCCCATTGTAGTGGTGACAGGTCCTGCGCCTCATCGAGGAACGTCAGCTTGAACTTCGGGCAGACCTGCGCTTGCTGCTCTATGAAGACACTCAGCATGTCCGTGAAATCGTAAAGCCCGAACTTGTTCTTGTACTCGGTCAGGGCCTGAGAAACGAACTGGACGAGGTTCCAGTCCTCCCACAGGTTGCTGCTGTTGTACTGCTCGCGCAACTCCACTTTTCTCAGGCGCGCCAGACTGATGAGGCTCAGGATCGGATCGTTCATCTTCATGTTGAAGATATCGTCGTCCGCAGAGTCCGCTACGTTACGAAACGAGTATCCGATCACTGCCGCTAGGTCACGGTAGTGGTTTGCCTGCATGACCTGTTCTGTCCGAATGCCAGCACGAGCCAATGCCAGACTATGTATCGTTCGGAAGAAAGGCAGGTCCTTATCCGGGTCGAGGTTGAAGCGGGATGCTGCCCGCTCCTTTGCCTCGTTAGCTGCTTTCCGCGTGAAGGCAAGAAACGCTATGCTGTCTGGCCGGATGCCGCTCGCCAGAGCGTCATCCACCATATTAAGCAGCGTCGTTGTCTTCCCTGTTCCCGGTGGTCCGAATATTCGGAACATTCTGAGTCCTTTTCTTGCTAACGATCTGGCGCACGCGCTCGCGCGTCAGCCCAAACCGCTTGCCAATAGCTGACAGGGTCATGAGTTCATTTTTCCAGAGATGAACGATCTCCTCGTCCCTATTCATCAGAAAGGAACCTCCTCGTCGTTGAAGTTTGGTCCATCGAACTCGATGTCGGCGAAGCCGTATGCCGGGATCGCCCAGACACGGATAGGCCGCCCCTTGATCTTCAGTAGGACGCTCTGACCGTTTATGTCGCGCAGGCGCTGGGCAATCTTGTGGCTCTTGAACTCGAAGAATTTGTTCTTCCGCAGATGCGCCTCGAAGTCGCGCAAGCGGAAGTAGGTGATCTTCTGCTCCTCGTCGGTCCAAGGCCGGCGGAGCAGAATCTCTTCCCTGTCTTGAGCCTGCTGTAGGTGACGGCAGAACTCTTCGAGGTAATCGTAGAATTGACCGTTAATGCTGGCATCCTCGGCGACCTCTACGATAGCGCTTTCGTTGTCGCGCATCTCGGTC